GTAGAACTTCCTGGCGGATTTATTGATGGAAGTACACTCGTAACAACCGTAGAAGTTCGTGAACTTAACGGTATGGATGAAGAAGCTATTGCTAAAGCATCTAATACAGGTAAGGCGCTGAATATTCTTTTACAGCGTGGTTTAGTAAAAATTGGTTCTAGAGCGGCTACTCAAGACGATTTAGATCGTCTACTGTCCGGTGACCGTGACGCCATTTTAATTGGAATCCGTAGGATTACTTTTGGTAAAACTCTAGATACAACCGTATTTTGTCCAAGTTGTAATGCAAAACAAGATGTTTCTATTGACCTAAAAGATGACATTCCAGTATCTAAGCTGGAAGACCCAATAGCTGACAGAGCATGGCACATTAAAACTAAAAATGGAGTAGTGACTGTAGCTTTGCCTACGGGAGTTACCCAAAAGCGTTTAATGGAGAACTCTGATAAAACCTCAGCAGAGTTAAGTACTATTTTGCTCTCTGGATGCGTGCAAGCCGTAAATGGGGCACCTTCTTTAGGAGCAAGCACAGTTCTTAACCTAGGTATTTCAGAGCGCACACAGATTGTTGAAGAGATTATGAATCGTACCCCAGGCCCACGCCTTGGGGAGGTGAGCAAGACCTGCAAGGCATGTGGTGAACTTATGTCTCTACCACTTAGTCTTGTAGATTTGTTTCGCCTATAACAAGCAAGACTATGAAAATTTGTTAGATCAGTATGAAGTGCTAACCCGCACCTTTACTGGTTGGACATTATCGGATATAAAAGAGATGTCTGCAAGAGAACGACTTAACTGGATTGAGCGAGCACAGAGAGGTAGGAAGATCTGATGGATGTTAAATCATTTTTTGGTTTAAATGGTAGCTCTTTTACTAACATCAAAAATAGCCTTCTTGACCTTGCAAATGTGCTCGAAAACCAGATTATCCCTAAGCTTCAGCGTGTAGAAAAAAGCGTTAATAACATAGCAAGTGCCGCTGGAAAAATTAATGGCGGGGTAGGTACTGGTAATAAAATTGCTGAAAACGGTGCACCATCAACCCAAGGGTCTGATACCGGAGGTACTGGTGGTGGCGGAGGAAACCGAGTAGCTGATAACGGTTCTTTTGCAACAAAGGCAGTTGGTGCCGGCATGTACGGCATGAACCTATTGCAAAATGCAATGCCTGGGGTACCTACGGCTGTTCAGCAAGATCTTCTTACTAATAGATCTGCTTTTTATGGGGCTGTTGGATTTAACGGCTCACTACAAGACCGCACTGGACAGATAAATGGCCTTCAACGCCAAATGGCGTCTCAAGGAACTGCGCTTAATAGCATGGACGCTCTAAACGCAATTATATCTGCGCAAAATAGCGGGCTAGGTGGGGCTAGAAACTTTGCTTCTCAAGGTGGCGTTCTTTCTGGAATTACTTCTCTTTCTAACCTTATGCCGGGCCTCGGGGAACAAGGGGCCGCGGGGGTTGCTGCATCATTTAATGCACCGTCTACCGTAAATATGGCCCGTGCTATGGGTATTAATATCCGTAGTGCTAACGGTGACATTATGGGCCTAGATAAAACAATTGATCAATTATGGTCTTACTTTAATAAACCTGGCAAGCCCATGCTCACTGCGGATCAGATTAAAGAATCTTGGATGCCCGGTAGGTACTTTTATGAAAGCATGAGCGCGTTACTAAGTGGCGATCAAGTAGCTATGCAGGCAGTTTATGTAGGCTTTCTTGCTAAAGCTCAAACAGGAGGAAAAACCCCTCTAGGAAGTATTTCTAAATCTACTCTCCAAGGTTTGGGCGCATCTACTGCAACCATTAACGCTATGGGGAGAAATGCAGCGGCTCAAACAAATTTGTTAACTAAAACCGCATCAGCTACAGCTGGCGGGTTTGCCGGCTCACAAGACCTTGGAGCGCTTGCTAATAACGCGGCAGTTGCTTTAGGCGGATTAGCTTCAGCACTTGGCGCAGTTAATGGTGCCTATACAGGAACAACAGCACTTGGTGGAGGCACCGGCGGTAAAATTATTAATAGCGTTTTAGGGTTTTTAGGTTTAAGTGGAAAAGCTGAGGGCGGTCCCGTTGGGGGCGCTGTTCCTTACATTGTTGGAGAAAAAGGCCCAGAACTATTTGTACCTAAAACTGATGGCATGATTGTTCCTAACCATACCTTGGGGTTAAATAGGGCGGGCGGTGGGGCAGTAAAATCTAGTGGCGGTAGTGCTATGGATGTTTATAGCTTTTTAACTAAAAATGGCTTAAGTTCTAGCGGCGCTACTGGCGTTATTGGCAACCTATATCAAGAGTCGGGCCTAAACCCTAATTCTGTGGGCGACAGCGGAACATCTTATGGACTTGCTCAATGGCACAATGGAAGACGCGATAGCCTTATGTCTTTTGCAAAGAGTAAGAACTTAAGCCCAAACAGTACAGCCGCTCAAGAACAGTACTTAATCTACGATTTAAAGAAAAACTATCCTTCTTTGATGGCTAGCCTGTCTAGTAAAGGAATTACTGAAGGCAATGCTGCAGCTTTGTTTATGCAGCAGTACGAACGGCCAGCCGATCAAAGCATGGCGGCGGCTCAAAAACGCGCTAACCTTGGTGTCCAAGCAGTTAAAGGTAATTTTGATCCAAATGTAACCGTTTCTTCTGGAGCACCTGCAGGGGTTTCCACACCAAGTTCTATTGCGGCGCAAGCTAGAACAGCTTCACAAGCAGCACTTGCTAATGCTACACAGCTTGCCCAAGAGTCTATTGGGCTGGGGTCATCAATAAGCGGCGGTGGTTCTACTGTAAACTATAACTATGGCGGTATAACTATCACAGTTTCGGGCACTAATAAAGATGGAAAGCAAATAGCTGCAGAAATTAAAGCAGCAATAGCGGCGCAGACAGGAAAACACTAATGAGTGCAAAGTTAAATAGTGGCAAAGGCGCTGTGTCTACAGGAGTATTTAGCAGCTTGCAACATGCTTACTCTAAAATAGGTAAAGACCTATATCATTTTCTTATTGAGAACCCTTTAAAAGCACAAGCTGCAAATGGGGCGGCAATTAGAACCGCAGGAAAAGCCGTTGTTAATGCATTTACTTATGGAGAGCTTCACAACACTTTGTATCACCCTAAGCCTAAACCTATACAGGCAGGTGCAAACGGAGGAAACGGAGGTAACGGAGGTAACGGAGGATCTGCTGTTGTCAACCACACTTCCGCAAATATTAAATTTAATTTGCCGCCACATCAATGGAGCACCCCGATCGACCAAACGCTAACTAATGCAAGTCCAGCCAAACAAATAAACCACAGTCTGCGAAGGGCAAAAATGTGGTGCTACATTGGTGCAGATAATTCAAACTATGCAACAAACACAGGTGCGGGCTTAGCAACTGGAAGCGCCAATACTGTTGCGGCAAATTTAGATACGCAATGGGGTTTTCAGTTTTTATGGAATCCGACTCAAATTGGAAGCTCTATACAACGTAATGCTAACCTAATTCCTCAAGCTATGGACGCTTTTGCTGGAAGAGCCCCGTTGTTTCCTGGAACTGAGGCCCTGTCATTTGTTGCAGTCATAGATCGAGTAAACGATTTTGCTTGTTTTAAAAGCGACCCCAATCAAGCTCCTTATCATGCGGAATACTATGGAAAATCTGCGGGAGCTTTACAAAACACCTCTGCTTTAATAACAGATTTAATGAAAAAAGGCACAATGGCAGATGTAGAGTACATCTATAAAATGATTAATGGTGATGGTGCTAATGGAACTAGTTGGACAAATGCTCTTGGTAGAAAAACAGCCGACATTAACTTTTTAGCCCCAACACCTGTAGCTATTCAATTTGGACCAAATGCCGATAGTCTTTCTTACGTAGGTTGGATAGAAAGCCTTTCTGTAGCACACTCTTTATTTACAGAAGATATGATCCCAATCCATACAGAAGTATCAATTAACATGTCTATTTACGCACAAAGTTCTTTAAGTAACGGTTAAGGAAAAATAACTATGACTATTTACAAAGGTTCTAGGTACGAGTACTCTACTGTTGATTTTGCGGCTAAAACCATCAATGGCCCACAAAACCCCATAGTATTTTACGAAATTAGCAATTCCAACTCTATTAGTTACTACGAGCATGTTTATATTGCTGGTGAGAGGCTAGACCAGATATCAACTAAATACTACAAAACTCCATCTTTATGGTGGCTTATACCTGAGTCTAATCCGCAAATCTCTGATTTTACAAACATACCTGTAGGAACCATCTTACGGATACCTAATGTTTAACTACGTTTCTGTAACATTTCCTAACACAAATTTACCACCCGTTCGAGTGTACGAAATGACCCTGCGACAAAACAGATACGAACATGAAGTGGCAATAATTCAGTTTCGTGACTGGGGTGTTGACTATGAGGTAGTTACTGCCGGTTCTCCTATTGCGTTTACTATTAATAACACTATTAATTTTAAGGATTTTACTGGGTATGTAGATCATGTTAATTTGTATAGAGAGCCCGGCTCCAGTATTACTGAAGTAGTTGCGGTAAGTGCGTCTTATGTGTTTAAAAATGAGTCTCAAAAAGTATATAAAGGCCTTTCTGCGGACGCCATTATTGAACAAATAGCTGCTAAATATAATTTTTCTGCTTATACAGTTCCCCACCCAAGAGTTTATCCTCAAGTAGCTCAGGCGGGCCATACCGACTGGGAATTTATGGTCAGATTGGCTAAACAATCGGGGTATAGCCTACGGACTCAAAATACAGAAATTTATTTTCAACCCATGCTCTACGATTATACTCAACAGCGTTCTCAAGCTGAAAAATTTACTTTACGCCGACCAACTGATCCAAGCGGCTCTACTTTGTACTCTTTTTACCCAACTATTGGTGAAAGTGTAGATTACGATGGAAATAAAAAAGCCGCTATATCTATCTCGGGGGTAGATGCAAACACAGCGTCGCCGATAGCGATTACAAATCAAAAAAGAAATAAAAACACTAGATTTAGTAGTAAAGCTGAGTTTTTTGATAAGTACCATACACATGTTGTTGCTTTGGACTCAGAGGTGGCAAATCATGAAGCAAAAGCCGCAGATGATAGAGCTGTTTTTCCTTATAGGGGCACCGCTGAAGTATTGGGTGCACCAACAGTTAGACCAGATTTACCTGTGTATTTAGACGGCCTTGGCAGTCCTTATTCAGGGTATTGGACCGTGTTGGGAACTGAACACCGTATTGTAGAAGAGTCTAGAAACATTTTTAAGTACACAACCCTTTTACATTTAGGAACGGACTCTCTTGGAGATGCAGTTGCTTGGACAGATGGTGCGTTAATCTCCTCACCAAATTACGCCCCCGCAAGAACAATTATTCCCGGAGTAAGACAAACTAATACTCCCGTGTCATCTAATTTACGCAGAACTTCGGTAGCATACAGTCCGGCATCTAACGGTCAATTTGGTAAAGCAAAGAACAGATCGTTGCCTACAGTAAACAAACAACCAATAAAAGGACCTGTATGGGCAGCCTCCAAACCGGCGCTTCCCTTAGTTAATAAACCTAATACAAGCTCTTCCTCTGCTACTAAACGTCTACTAACGAAGGTGCCAAAAGTATAATGAATGAAGACAAAAGATTTTATGGCATTTACCAAGGAGTATGCACAGATAATGCTGACCCGGATAACTTGTATAAGATTAAACTGCAAGTGCCGCAGGTGCTTGGTTCAGAAGAAACTGACTGGGCTTTACCCTGCCTACCTGTAACTGATGACGCTAACCACCCGGACCATATTGCGCACACAGCTTCCCAAGTAGCCGCTTTATTAAACGCACACGCTGACCATGTAGTAAGTGGTACTACGGGTGCTGGGCCATCTTATCCAAGTGGAACACACACCCACTCTTTTAGTGCAACGGTGGCTCATACAAATAACCACACGGGAAATTCCGGAACATTGACGCACCCTCATGTAGCCAGCACCGACGTTTTAGACACAGATGGGTCTGAAATAGGGATGCCAGCAGCCGAACACACTTATCACCGCAAAGTGCCTAATGTAAGTCAAAAAGTATGGGTAATGTTTATAGCCGGAGACCCTAACTTTCCAGTATGGATGGGAGTACAACTATGAGTAAAGCTATGGCATTACCTTTTGCTTTTGATTCTAATGGGGGGGTTAATAGCACGGCTGACCTTAAAAAAATATTTCAAGATCGAATAGTCTTAGTAATAATGACCTATACAAGCGAGCGAATAAATCGTCCAAATTTTGGGTCAAATATTAAGGCATTAACCTTTGAAAACACACTAGAGGCCACCCAACTGCTAGAACAAGAAATTGCAGTGGCTTTTACAAAATGGCTCCCGTATTTAACGTTAATAAATGTAGCGCCAAAGGTAGATTCAGTGGATAACACCCTGTCTGTTTCAGTTACCTATAAATACGGTATGAACGAAAACCCTGAGACCGTTAGCGTCAAAACTGCTATTATTAGTCGTTCTGGAGATGTAATTACGGAGGTATCAAATGGCTAGTAATAACTACATTCCCTCAGTAGATTACACTTCTAGGGATTACTCGGCGATCTTAACTGATATGACCAACCTTATCCCGATATTTTCACCTACATGGACTAACCGAGACCCTGCGGATTTTGGTATGACCCTATTAGAGCTTTTTGCTTATATGGGAGACATTCTTAATTATTATGTTGATCGAGCAGCTAATGAAGCCTTGATTACTAGCGCTACTCAACGCCAGAGCGTTTTACAAATTGCTAATCTTATTGGGTACACCCCAGCAACTAGTTCTGCGGCCACCGTAACCCTTACATTTCAAAACTCAACCGGGTTGCCAATAACTTTACCGGCGCTAAGTCAAGTAGCTACCTCATTAATTTCTAATGGGACTACCGCTCAAGTTATATTTGAAACGGTCTCCGCTATAACTATTCCAGCTAAATCTGGGGCCATTAATGGCACAATTACCGTTAAAGCGTCTCAGGGACAAACAATATCTAACGAAATTATTGGAATATCTGACGGCACACCTAGCCAATCATACGCTTTAGCTAACGCTAACGTTATTAATGGGACTGTAAATGTAGCTATTAATGGTGTTTCTTACCAAGCTGTGCAGTACATTATTGATGCTAACGGTTATGACCCAGTATTTTCTACAATAACAGATGCTGATGGGGTTACATACATAACCTTTGGAGACAGCATTAGTGGTCGTATTCCGCCAAATGGCGCACAGATATATGCTACATATCGAATTGGTGGTGGCACAATAGGTAATGTAGCGTCCAATACTATTAAATATCTTATTAGTGTTCCCGGCGGATCTATTCCCGCAGGAGTTACTGTAACTAACCAAGATATTTATGTATCAGGTGATGGTGCCGCAACTGGGGGGGCAGACCCTGAAAGCACAGACTCTATTCGTATTACCGCCCCACAAAGTATAAGAGCAATTAACCGAGCTGTAGCTTTGAGTGATTATGCGTATCTTGCAGTTCAAGTGTCAGGGGTTGCCAAAGCAATTGCTACAGCAGATGTTTATACATCCGTAACACTTTATCTTGCTCCTAATGGTGATCCGGGGGTAGCCGCAGACAACACAACCCCTACCTCTGTATTTACTAACTTGACCCCAACAGTTTTAGCGGCATTAACAGATAAAGCCCCAGCTAATACAACTATTACTTTTCAACCTCCTAAATACGTTGGTGCGTATTTAACAGTAAATGTTACCGTTTCTCCTCAATATAAACAGTCTTCTGTGGTCAGTAACATAGCCTCAGCTATTAATAGTCTTTTTTATATTGATAACGTTCTTTTTAATGACACAATTGCAGTATCAAATGTGTATCAAACTATTGCTTCTGTTGACGGGGTATCATACCAACAAATTCAAAAGCTAGTGCGCGCGGACCAAGACCAAACTTTTACTATTGTAAATAAAGTCTTAACAAGTAACGTAGCCACGTTAACAACAGCTGTCCCACATAATCTATCTATTGGCCAAACTGTAGCAATTACTGGGGTAGATAGTACATTTAACGGAACATTTGTAGTAACTGCTGTTTCAAGTACTACTTTTTCTTATGCACTTGTTGCAACTAACGTGTCTACAATTGCGTCTTCTGGTTCTGTAACAGCTTTAGTTGTTAAAGACATTGTATGTGGTTTAAATGAAATTCCTACTTTATATGAGCTTGGAACAACAGCTAGCCCAACTGCAACCGGTATAGGTAATGTAGTAATCAATGCTACTGGAGGAATTCTAAGCTAATGTCCCGCTACGGCATAAGTTACTATGGTATTGACTACTATGGTACAGATAATCCAATTAAATTTGACGCTACCCCATTTACTGCTAAACCTGCAGGCCATAATCAAATTTTACTTAATTGGACAGACCCAACAGGTAGCTGGTCAAAACTAACAATTGTTAGAAATAATTACGGGTACCCAGTTAACGTTTGGGATGGTCAGCAAATTTTAACTGCATACAACGGTACTGATCCTGTTTTTTATCTAGACTCTTATGGGCTAGTTAGTGGGCGTTACTACTATTACTCTATCTTTGTATATAGTCTTACTCAATATACTTGGGTTAATGCTGGAAACGCATTTGCACTATCGGTTAAAGACCTTGGCAATACAGAAAAAATGTATTCATATTTGCCGTCAATTTATAAGATAACGCAGCCATATCAGACAACAACAGATACTTGGGATAACCCTGATCTTTATTCTTTCTTAAGTAATTTTGGTTTTGAGTTGGATTACACACAAAACATGACCGATTTATTAATTAATCGCTACGACCCTCAAACGGTAAACGGCACCTTGGTACCAGTGTTAATGAATCAATTTGGTCTTACTTACGAGCCGGCTCTTGGTTTACAACAAAACCGTAAACTGCTTCGTGACGGTGTTACGCTTACTAAACAAAAAGGGTCTAAAGAAGGTTTAGTAGGGTTTATTAAAGACTTTACTAACTGGGGCGTACCTGTTCCTATCTCAGGCACCCCTAATCCTAGTACAAATGGAATTGTTGTTGGGCACAACTTGATGCTTGACTATAACGACTCTTCATTTGAGGAGGGGGTAGGTCATTGGCAGTCTTCAGATGGAACAGCCGATATTGACCGCCTATCTACATACAACATTCAAAGTATTTCAGTAACTTCTAGTGTAGCCACTGTAATTATTGGTGCACATAACTATGACGTTGGAAATTATATAGTTATCCAAGGGTTGCCCTACCCCCTATTTAATTCAACTACACCAGTAGTGTTGACCGCAGTTGATCAAAACAACTCCGTAAGTTTTTCAACTACCTCTGCCGACTTTGCAACAGTTACTGGGTATAACCCTACAACTGGAGTATATGGAACGTTATCTCCATATCCGGCCCCTTGGGTTGAGTCTACAGCGCCCACACTATTTCCAAATAAAGCCAAATCAATTATGGCGCTTTACAATTCATCTGCAAGCACTCAAACAATTAGTGCTTATTGCGGAGACGACGACGCTATTAATAAAGGCATCCCAGTAACTGCAGCTAATACATATACCTATAGCGTGTACGCGGCTAAAGGCGCAGGATCTACAGCACGAAATGTAACAACCACCATTAAATGGTTTAATAGGTTTGGTGTTTATTTAAGTAGCTCTAGTGGGACAGCTGTATCAAATAATACAGCTCAGTTCTCAGGGGCTATTAGACCGTACGTAACTGCGACAGCGCCCGCAAATGCTTACTATGCTTGCCCGGGAATTAGTGTGGCTTCTGTTGGAGGCGCAGCAACTAATGAGCATCACTACTTTGATGCGGCCCAGTTTGAACAAGCATCTAGCGCTACAGCATTTGATGAAGCGCGTCAACTACACATAACACTAAGAGCTAACCGTATTAACGAGCTTATCAACCCACACTTTGCTTCACCAGTAACTCCATGGACAGCTACTGGCGCATCTAGCACTGTAATATCGCAATTTATTGAGCCTAACGTAGAAACATTTAGCGTTGTTACAGCAAGCATCTCAAGCAACGTAGCCACTGTTACATTAAACCTACCCCATAGTTATCAAGTTGGGCAATCTATTTATATATCTGGCGTGACTGGTACAGGAGCAAGCAACTACAACGGAACCCGTACTATTACGGCCGTAACCCTTAACACATTTACTTATTCTGTAACAGCCAGCAATTCAACTGTCACAACGGGTGCAGTAGTTAGAAGCGGTAATGGTCTACAGCTTACTGCCACAGCAACAGGCACAGCAGTTGTAATCTCTTGGGATGGGTCAACAACGTCGCAACTTATGGGAATTTACTATCCTAATACTTCTTATACATTTAGTATTTATGTTCAAGCACAGACATCAAGTGAGTCGTTTACTCCAAAGATTTCTTGGTATGACAGCTCTTACACATTTATAAGTACAACCTCTGGAACTTCTTTTAATGCTAACTCTTTAGTTTGGACTCGCCCATACATAACTGCCACTGCCCCAGCAACAGCAGCTTATGCTGCAGTAGAACTTGATTGGACAACTGCAGCAACTGGAGATGTAGTTATTTATGATGAAGCGCTTTTTGAGAACACGGGGCAGGTACTAGATTACTTTGACGGCTTTAACGGCTCCGGAACATCTTATGACCTATTTTGGGAGGGCGGTCAAGGCAATGCTAATGCTGCTCGTAGCCATTATTACAAGAACAGATTTGCTGTTCAAACTCGCCTTTACGGTGCTACATTAAACGCTCAACTGCCTATGGGAAGCACAGCCGCAATATATCTTGCACAACCCCAGACTTGATGTGCTAGCGTAGGCGCCCTCAGCTAGGGGGTTCCTATGGATAAATATTACTTGGTGGTTGCGGGGACTGGAGAGACCAGTCGCGCAAATGTAGAAGCACTAATTGAAGACTATGTTTATGGTCACGGACAAGATGTTACTTTTGTCTTTCCTTATGAAAAACGCCCAAGTCAAGGTCAAATTTTTGCCGCACAACTGGCCAAGGACAAAAGCAAAGACATACTTATTTTTTGTAGAGAAGATGCTAACTATGAAGGCATACCTTCATCATCAGTAAGTCACTCAGATAACCCCTTAGGTTCTGCGTGCGCCAAACTAAAAGGCACCAACATTGTGGCGTTTGTTCTAGTAGATGATGAAGACCAAGACACTAATAACACCTTGAGTGTATTTTCTGAGTACAAGGTGCCAGCGTTTGACCTAACCGAAGGCTTGATGCCAATCAAGTTCAACCCGGAGTCGTTAAATGAAGAACCTGCTCCCGTCATCCCAAAGGCCGAGGAGATGCCTGA